TCTGGTGACATGATTTCAACAGCAGTTTCTCCAGTTGGTTCTGCGGCTGGTGGTTCTTCAATAAGTCTTGGAAGAACATTTAATGGATATAGTGCAATTACTGCTGGGGTTCCAGTTGAAGCAACAACAAGTTACAGAATGAGTTACTACGTAAAATCAGTTGCAAATGGTGAAGTTCAACCTGCTATTTATTGGTATAACGATAAAGGTGTTCAGATTGGTGCTCGTGTTTTAGGTACAGTTCTTGGAACCATCGGTCAGTACCAAAGAGGAACTTTCACAGCAACTGCACCTTCTGGTGCTAAATATGCTGGAATTCGTCTTTACTTCACAATCCAAGGAACGTACTACGTTGACATGGTTCAATTTGGAATAAGCGATTTGCTTACTAATTTTGACGAAGCACGTGGATTAGACATTTTCTTAGAGCCAAAAAAAGTAAACCTTGTTAACAACCCGTCTTTTGAAACAAACTCAAATGGATGGACAACCAACTCTTCAAAGTCATTAATAGCGGACTCTCCCGATTCTCTTCCTGGAAGTCAATCGTTAAGGCTTAGTGGGCAAAACAATTTGTCTTTTACAACGATTGTTGCTTCTTCAAGTACGTACAAGATTAAAGAAGACCAAAATTATTCTTTCTCTATGTACTTAAAAGCAAGTGCTGCTTGCACTGTGGTACTAACACTTGCAGCAAATGATGAGTCAGGACCAGACAGCCAAAACGCTTCAGAAGTTGTTCAGTTAACCACTTCTTGGAAACGCTATCAAGTAACCCTGTATGTGCCAGAAGGCCTATCACCTTCAGGAACTCTTACGATGACAGCCTCATTGACAGGAACCTTAACAGGACAAACGGTCACTATCGATAACGTTCAAGTTGAGCCTGGGTATCAAGCCACAGAGTACTTTGACGGGTCAATGCCTGCTGACTTTGGTGTTATTTGGGGTGGCACAGCCCATGCCTCTAAGTCGTTTTACTACCTTGCTAAGAACATAAAAGTACCTCGTTTGTTGCTTACCCTAGAAGATTGGGTGCCAAAGCACATTCCATGGAGGCTCCGTACCTACGGCGGCCTTGAAGGAGTCTCGTCCTAGCCTTTTTTTAAACTTGGGTCTAAGATAGGTCTATGACCACATTAATAGACCTATTTATCACAGCCCTTTCCGTTTCTTATGCAATTAGTGCTATAGAAGCGTTCATTGATTTAAGAAAAGCAAAAGGCTTTATTGCTTTACTTTTATCTACAGGTATCCTATATCTCATCGGGTACTTTGAATACGACCTAATCATCATGGCACCTGCAGGAGCCTTCTCCTCTCTTGCAATTATGATGATGCTTGAACGTCCAATATCAATACAAACAACACGTCGTAACTAGGGGGAGCAATGCCACGTTTAATAATCGTAGGAACATCTGATGACGTTGATGTAACACATGGGTTTAGAACCTTATTAAAAAACAAAGTAATAACAGAGGTTGTACTTCCTTTTGCGGATGCAAATGAGACACACGACCAAATTCTTATCGCTGCATCAGAAGTTAACCTTCCCGTTCTTACAGGCTCGTATTTTGATGAGGTACTTGCATCAGCCTCGCCGCTAGACATTATTGCTGTGGCATGGGATGAAAGTGACGAGTGCTTTGAAGCCATTGAATGGGCAAGAGAAAATAAAGCCGAAATCTGGGATATCTCAGATGGCCTAAACCTTGTTGACATGGAGACAGATGCATTGGAGGAGAACCTAGAGCAGGTACTTTCCGAGTTCACAGATAACCTCGTCGCCCTGGTTTACAAGATGGTGATGGACCAAATCGACTCTGACGGTAAGCGTAAATACCGTCGTTCTGAATGACCATCTTTGACGAGGAACTTACCCACTATCAGTTCCGTCTCTTAATCCTGCTGTGTGCTTTAGCGGACTCTGAAGGGGTCGTAGAGACCTCCGTGGCTAATCTCGCCGCCCTGACCCAGGTCAAGGCTCATAGTCACGTCAAATCGGCTTTAAAGGTTATAGAGGCTAGAGGGCTGATTGGAGTCACTCGTCGCAAGCGAAATAGGGGGTTCTATACCCACAACAGTTATCAACTCTTAGAGCCTCTACAGAGGCTATGGCAAGCACTACCACAGCCTCCCCAGAGGCTCACAACAGGTGAACCACATGGCTTAGTGCTCAAGTCATATAGTCATATAGTTAATAAGTCTATAAGTAATGAAAATATACAAATACAAAAGGTGAGTGAGGAAACCATGAACAAGTCGTGGCGTGAGGAACAAGAGCGGGATGCAGACGTGGGCGGCATCGGCAAGTTGGACTCCGAGTCACCGAGGTCCGTGCCCTCCAAGCGGGACACCAAAACTCGTGGCAAGCGGCCGAAGGCAGAGTGGACACCCCGTGATGTTGCAGCAGAGTTTTCTTTCCTTGTAGGTCGTAAGTTTCCTTGGCTACCAGGCACCGTGAATGTAAATAACTTGTCGGGGGCACTTGCCAAGATGAGAAAGGATTACAACACGACAGCCCTGGTCGAATTAGAAATCCTTAAGATGTTTATGGTTGATGAAAAGAACTTTGAGGGCGTGGGCGACAAAGCACCGCACTTATACAAGCGATACCTTGCGATGTTCCGTACTCACATGAATAAGGCAATCACAAACCTTGGTACTGTTGCTGCGGATGAAGAAGTTGATGATTTCCTCTATGCTTCTGATGGTCGTAAGTTTGATAACACGATTGTTGGTCGTAAATACTTGGAGAGGCACGAGGGCAAGTTAAATGGCTAAGAAAAAGAACGACCTTCCAGTTTTTGTGGTGGTTGAAATGCCTCAATGGAAGACTAAGATTATTGATGTACTTACAAGCGTGTTATTTCCAGGTCAGAAGTGTTTTGTATTAGCAGTTAACGAAACCCACATGACTACAAATGGAAAAGGCAAATACACCGACGACAGAGGAGTATCCGTTGACTTATCAAGTTGAAGAACTGCCCTCTTTAAAAAAGCATTGGATTCTTCGTAACTCCAATATCCCACGTCGCTTTATGGGCCTTGAGCCAAGCGACATGATTACTAAGTTTCCTCAACCAGTGGAAGATTGGTTAGAGGACCTAGGGTCTGGGTCTGTCATCAAACAAATAGGTGGTCTAGGGCTAACGGGCGTTGGCTTACTGTTTGATGGCGGCCCTGGGCTAGGTAAGACAACACATGCAGTAGTTGCTGCTATGGAGTTCATTCGTCGTCTGCCAGATGAGCAAGAGGCAGCCCGTAATGTTCTTCAGTACTCTAACCAAGCCGATTACGGCATGTTATCTCGACCTGTGTATTACTTAACGTATCCTGAGTACATGTCACGTAAGAAAGCAACCTTTGATGCAGAGCCTGAAGAAAAGCGTGAAATGAATAGGCTTATTGAAGGTTTACATGGACGTGCTAAAGAAGATTGGTTAAATGTGCGTTTATTAATACTTGATGACTTAGGAAAAGAATACGGAAGTAAATACGATGATTCATCATTTGATGAGATTTTACGCAGTCGATATGACCGTGCACTGCCTACAATTGTAACTACCAACGAAATGCTGGAAAATTGGGGTGCCAAATACAGCAATGCGATGGAGAGTTTTGCTAATGAGGCGTTCCATAGAGTTCGACTTACTAACAAAGACTTGCGGAGGGCTAGAGCATGAAGGGCTCAAACAACTTGGATACTTGGCGTACAGTGCAATTGTTCCTCTCACCGACAGGTGTGTATGAGGTACAACTACGCCCCAACGACACGACAGCAAAATGTTCGTGTCCTTCTTACAAACTTCACGAATCATGTAAACACACCCGTTTTGTAAAAGCCCGTATGGATGAAAACGGTGGTCAGTATGCAATACTTGTGCCAGATGATGTTCCCGAAGAAATAACAGACCAAGCAAACAGGTCTGCTGAAACTTTTCGTGATTTCATTTTAAAGTATGCAAGGGTTGAGGTTCTGTGAGGGGTGGAGATATATCCAATGAAACCCCTTTTCGTATAATCGTTCTTGCTGATGTTGTAGCAGAGACAGAAGAAGTTACTCAAAGAAAGTTTTTTTCTAAAGAGACAACTCTTAAAGTTAAGAACATTAACAAAACAGCGGTTTATCAACTTTGGATGATTACTAATAAATACGGATTGTCTGTTGAATTAGCAGGTATTGAAGAAAATGGTTGGGAACTGTCTACTTTAGACAGAATCATGGAAATACTTGACAGACGAGGTGGCAACCCGTTTAATATTGCACAAATTTATTCAACGACACAAGAACTTGTTGATGACTTGCCTTATCGCATAAATTTAAAAGGTGTGGTTGACTTACCTACTCGGAACGCTATGTACGGTTCATGGGGAGTTGACTTAGAGCGTTTGTAGGAGAAGGATACGGAACATGGCGGCAGATAACGAGCACAGATTAGTCAGCAAAGTAATTCGTGACCGCGACATACTTCCTGTACTTCAACAAGGCATTACACACGATTGGTTTTTAGATGAAGATAACCAACGTGTATGGAAATTTGTTGTTAAACATTACGCAGAATATTCAGAAGTACCTACAGCAGTAACAGTTAAAGACCATTATCCAACTTACAAAGTATTAGACGTACAAGATTCATTAGATTTTTTAATTGACCAAACAGTTGCATTTCGTCGCAAACTTCTTATTCGTCAAGGCCTTGAAGACTCTGTTGATAAGTTAACAAGTAACGACCATGAAGGTGCTCTTGTTGCAATGGAAGCAGCGGTTAACAGAGTTAACCTTCAAGGAAATAAAGGCACTAACGAACTTGATTTAACTAAAGATGCAGAGTCTCGTTTTACAGAGTATCAAGCACTTGCATCGCATCAAATGCTTGGTATTGGTACTGGCTTTGATGCTATCGATGAAGCAACTGCGGGTTTGCAAGGCGGTCAGTTAATTACTGTTATTGCTCCTCCTAAAACAGGTAAGTCACAGATTGCTATGGCTGTTGCGATTCACGTACACAAGCAAGGCAAGACACCTATGTTTCAGTCTTTTGAGATGACAAACCGAGAGCAACAACAACGTCACGACGGTATTCGTGCACAAATTTCTCATGGTCGCCTTCGTCGTGGAAAGTTATTCCAAGATGAAGAAGCACGTTATATGGACATGCTAAAAGACATGGACCAAATGCAGAATCCTTTTCACCTTGTAGATGCAGTAAACGGACTTACTGTTGCTTCTCTATCGGCAACCATCTCAAAGTTAAAACCAGAAGTTGTTTTTGTAGATGGTGTTTATTTGATGATGGACGAACAAACAGGAGAGATGAACACCCCACAATCAATTACAAACGTCACTCGTGCATTAAAGCGTTTAGCACAACGCCACGATGTTCCAGTGGTTATTACAACCCAGACATTGTTATGGAAAATGCGTGGAGGCAAAGTAACAGCAGACTCAATTGGTTACTCATCTTCTTTCTTCCAAGATTCAGATGTAATCCTTGGTTTAGAGCCAGTTCCTGATTATGACAACTTGCGAAACTTTAAGATTGTTGCAAGTCGCAACTGTGGTCCACAAGAAGTTACCCTTACTTGGAATTGGGAAACAGGATGTTTCCACGAAGAGACCAAAGCAAGTGTTTGTGCAATTTGTAAGCGAGGTCTCTTTTAATGAAGTTTGATATCCAACAAGTTCTTGCTAATTTAAGTATTGAGGCTATCCGTGAACGTGGTGATGAAATATTGGCTCATTGTCCAATGCATAAAGCCCGCACAGGAAAAACAGACAACAACCCATCTTGGTGGATTAACAATGAGACAGGAGCACACATTTGTTTTTCTTGCGGATTTAAGGGAAATCTTTTTTCTTTAGTTGGCGAGGTAAAAGAGTTTTACATAGGTGAGTCAATAGACTACGAAGCGTCAAAGCAGTGGTTAGCAAACATTGCTGAAGTATCAATTGAAGAACTATCAGAGAGGCT